GATTGTGAAAGATTTATACCCTCTGCGGGTGTGTAAGTTTGGCATGAGAAACAGAAATAGTGACCGTCAGTATACAATGAGTTTGCATCTGACGATCCACAATTATTGCAAGGCTCATGTCTTACAAATTCTGCGTCCATTAGATTAACCAATCTATTGGTAGTGAGTGGTAGGCACACCAAGGGATGTCATGTTTATCACACCACTTAGCGTACGTTGTTTTTGAGTGCTTTGATATTTTATTATAGGGTGATTGGAATACCATCCTTAAATCTATATCTGGATTGTCTCGCTTAACAGCAGCGATTTTACGTCTGTCTGCTGCATCCCAGTATCCTTTTGTTTCGAGGTATACATGATTTGGCAATACAAAATCAGGGTGGTAATTATGCTGAATGGTATAAGGAACCTTACATGATTCATATTCAAAACTAACTCCGAGTTCTACTAGAAGGTTAGCAACGCTTTCTTCTAGTTTAGATCTAAATTTTATTTTTTTATTTTCCTTAAGTTTATCGTAGGCTTTCTGTGCCCACTCTAAGGATTCTTCTTCAGAAGTCTTCTTCTTCTTCTTGGGCATTTTCTATAGGTGGTTCACTAGATTTAAATCCAGATGTTTTACCAAACAAATCAGCTACTTGATTCTCATCCAACTCTCCAGCATCGACACCAGCCCCATCAGATTTAACTGACACAACTTGTACGCCAACCAGCTTAAGAGAGCTGCCATAAGTAACCCCGTCCCTGAGTATGTAAGGTTTTTGAAAGAAACCAAGTTTAACAGTAGATCCTGCATATAAAGGTGTTTTCTTATCGGTTACTGGTGATCCTTCTGTATCTACTACAGGAGGTCTCTTATCCTCACCCCAAGAGAATTTAATTTTATATTTTCCATCCGAAACTTCTTCCCATGGTGTAGGTTTTAGGGTAGCTCTCTTCGGATTCTTGAGCTTAGACTCGGCCCATCTTAAGACCTCTGCCCTCTCATTTTCTAGCTTATCAGCGAGATCTTCGCTGACCACAGCCGAGAGTGAATAACCAAACTTTCCAGGTTCTAGGATAGCTTGAAATCCCTCAAGTGTAACTTCATCCGTAACGTGTACGTTTCTAGGCATTTTAACAAAAAAAGTATGTTGAATTAATAACCGACTCAGGCTTAAGGTCGCCTATAATCGGTGGTTCTGTCTCTGCCCCTATTTGTTGGGCAAAGTCGTTGAGATAGTCATGCTCTGCAAAGAGATGCATGTATGTCTCTCTTATTATAGCTGATAACTCGTCCATGTCAACCGATTGTGTGAGAACGCTGTCATGGATAAGTGCAATTGGCTTATCAAATTTATCTATACTTAGGTGCAGGAGTGATGCATCTAAAGAATGAATAAGGTTCGGTGCTGTAGCAGCACGGTGACGGTTGATATCTACCTCGTCAGTATCATCAGTAGCAACTGATATCTGACAACGACCAAGTAACTGTAGTTCTAATCTAGTTACATCCTTCTTCATGATACGTTGGTTAACTACAAATCCAGATGGTGTGATCCATTCTAATTCTGTAGCCCCACGTTTCACAGCTTTAGAGACCTCATCTTCAATCCATTTCATTACCTTCATAGGGCCAGGAACTATCTGATGCATAGCATCTCTAACAGCTTTGACTGTGAGTGTTAAGTCATCTTTATCTATCTCTATACCATCTTCTTTTAATGCGTCCCTGATGTAGGAACGATTAGAGAATGGTTTTGCATTGTAAGGAATAGTCATTGTAGTTCTCTTGACCTTGGATCTATTCCATACATTATGCAAGTATTCAGGTATATGAGGTTTAGCAGTATCAGCTACTACCTTATATGCGTCCTGTGGTTTATCAGAAGGCAACACATTGACGAGTTGTGCTGTCTTTTTATCACGTGCTAGTCCAGCAAGGATCTGTAGACCACTACATGTAGCATCTGTAGCTACAAATAGTCCAGTAGTTTTGCGAGCCTCTGTAACTACTACTGAATAGTATTCCTCACATGCAGCAAGGAATTGCCAAGGCTCGTCCGCTGCCTCCCAGTCACCCAGATTATCTATCGGATCTGTAGCTACTCTGGTAATCAACGGAATGTTTTGTGTAGTCCACGACAGCCTATCAGCCATCGTTTCTTTATCTAAACCATATGTTGTTGCGACTTGGAAAGCTAACCATTTCTTACCTGATTCAGTTATATACGATTCGTCAGCACTTCTAATAAGTGACTTACCGAAATCAGTATCTTGTGGTGTGAGAAATGCGGGTATAGGATAAGCCCTGCCTCTGTAATCAAAAGACCAAGGTATATAAAACCTCTCATACTTACTGAATCTTT